ATTACGCAATTTCTTCTCCGACTCAAGTTTTTGAAATGAGTCGGATTTTTTTACTAGCTTATCGGCAAGTTTTTCAATCGTTTCATCACTCAATTCGATTGCTCCCATTATTTAACCCCTTTACATTAATCTTCGAAACTTTAATAGTCTATTTCCTCAGCAATTTCATAAACTTCTCCCATACTTTGGAGCGGGACTTCACTAAAGTCTTCATATCCTAATTGTTCTGCAGCTATTTGTAGTGCCCATGCTGATACATCATCAGTCATACTTATAAATTCTCCTTGACTTTTAGTTTAATTTATCATCAGAATCCATGATCATTACTACTTTTTGTAAATCTGGATTTTCGTAAATATTTCCTATTAATTCAAATACTCCCAAATCCATTGATTGAGTATCCCTCGTTACTGAATTTTCAATTAACCATTGTCCTTTAGAGAAAATGACCATTCCAACCATACTTCTTACAGATTTTGCAATCACTACGTCATCTTCGTAAATTTCTATATTATTTTTGTCTTTTATTCCTGTATATTGCATAAGGCTCCATTCACTTTCAAGATCACCATTAATATCTTCAATATCAACAGCACACCCTGCTTTACCATCCTGTTCAAAATATAGTGATTTTAC